ACAATGTCTGAGGTCAATGAACACCTTGATATATTCAAGAAGTACTTGACTACCTACAAGGATATGCTAGAATGTGAGAAACCTAATGGAAACGATTTTTCCACCTATTGCGACTTTGATTCTTATATGAAAAAGTTGGATCCTGTGAGTGGATATCTTTCCAATAAATTTGGTAAAGAAAAGGCAGACTCTTTAGTAAACGATTTTCTTTTCTGCTATGGTTAATTCTTGGTCCCTACTTTATGATGAACTAAAAATGGATGACAATACCTTTAATTTGAAGACTGATATGATTCCCAATTCTCCTGCAACACCTTGGAAGTATAACGAAGAAGAGATTGTAAAAGAACTTCTTGAATATATCCGTGGAACTTACAATCAGCATTACTCTGCTGGTGATGATAGAATCCAAACACTGGATTTGATCGAAGCTTGTGGTGATGGAGAGGCATTCTGCCGATCCAACATTCTCAAGTATGCCTCTCGTTATGATAAGAAAGGCACCGCACGTCGTGACATTATGAAGATTCTGCACTATGCTGTTCTTCTGATGAACTTCAATGATAAGAACGCACAACGTGAAACCTACAACCAATGAAACTGAAAGAACGTACAATGAAACTGTCTGATAATGCCCTTGCCATCCTCAAGAACTTTGCAGGAATCAACAATTCGATTCTTGTGAAGGAGGGTAATAAACTCCGCACCATTTCTGTTGCAAAGAATATTCTTGCCGAAGCAGAAATCAAAGAAGAGTTTCCCCGTGACTTTGCCATTTATGATCTGAACCAGTTTCTGAATGGTTTGAGTCTCCACCAAGATCCTGATCTTGACTTTCAGGAAGAGTCTTATCTGAGCATCAAAGAGGGTAAGCGTCGTGTGAAGTATTTCTTTGCCGATCCTAATGTCATCATTTCTCCTCCCGAGAAAGATATTCAACTTCCTTCTAAGGATGTTTGTTTCCAAGTTGATAGTGTAACTCTTGAGAAACTGGTAAAGGCAGCAGCAGTTTATCAACTCCCGGATCTTTCTGCGATTGGTGAAAATGGTGTTATCAAACTGGTTGTTCGTGATAAGAAGAATGATACTTCTAACGAATATGCTATCGTTGTTGGTGATACTGACAAAGAGTTTACCTTTAACTTCAAGGTGGAAAATATCAAGATCATTCCTGGTGCCTATGATGTTGTTGTGTCATCTAAACTTCTGTCACAGTTCACGAATACTCAGCACAATCTGAAGTATTATATTGCTCTGGAACCTGATTCCACTTTTGGTTGATGAAACACATTCTCTTTACACTCAAAGAGTGTAACAAATCGTTCTTAGATGACGAACAGTTTGTAAGGGATGTTGTTTATCAGGCATCAGTCAAATGCAAATCAACTCTATTGGCACTCAACTCACACAAGTTTGACCCTCAGGGTGTCACTTGTGTGGCGATGTTGGCTGAGAGTCATATTAGCATTCACACTTGGCCAGAACTGGGTATGGCAGTATGTGACATCTTCACCTGCGGAGATCACACAAAACCCAAGGAAGGCGTAAAGTATATGAAGATGATGCTTGACTCCAAAAGCATCGTAAGTAAATCATTTACTCGACCTTTGGAATGAACATTTTTGTTACAGATCCGTTCCCTGCTGAAAGTGCCATCTGTCTTCCTGACAAACACATTGTCAAGATGCCGCTTGAGTGCTGCCAAATGCTTAGCATTATTGCTTCTCCTTGGTATCACGATTACGGCATTCTTCCCAAGCAAGACGGCACTGCCTACAAGACAGAGAAGGGGGCATTCCGCAACCACCCCTGTACTAAATGGGCGGCAGAGACGGTGGATAATGCCTATTGGCTCATCAAGTGGGGATTGAACTTGTGTCAAGAGTATACTTTACGATATAATAAACAGCATTCCTGTGAAGGAACACTGACTCATGCTTATTACCTTTTCCCCAAAGGTAGACTTGATGAAGTAACTCCTTTCGCACGAGCAATGCCTGAGGAATACAAGTTTGATACTAGTATTTCCACCTTTGACGCATACAAGATGTATATCGCATCCAAACCTTGGGTAAAGGACAACTATCTCCGTATGCCCCAACGTAAACCAGAATGGGTATGAAACTGATTGATAAAAAGGACTCTCGGTATTTTACTGAGACATCCAAAGAACCATACATTCGTCACCGATATAAGGTGGTGGATGCTCATGGTAAATTTGTAATTTTTGACAACTGGGAAGAAACCCAGGTAATGTGGTGGAATACTCCTCCACAGTTTTTATCTCACATTGAGGTTTTAGATAATGAGTAACTTTATTTGGGTTGAGAAATATCGCCCAAAGACTATTGAAGAATGTATCCTCCCAGAAGCAACTAAAAAAACCTTTCAGGAGTTTCTAAATAAGGGCGAGATTCCTAATATGCTTCTTGCTGGTCCGCCAGGTATTGGTAAGACCACAGTTGCCAAGGCTCTCTGTAATGAACTTGGAGCAGATGTTTATGTCATCAACGGATCCGACGAAGGTAGATTCCTTGATACTGTCCGAAACAATGCGAAAAACTTCGCTTCGACCGTCTCACTTACGGCAGATGCTAAACACAAAGTCATCATCATTGATGAGGCAGATAACACATCCAACGACGTACAACTCCTCCTACGGGCGTTTATTGAGGAGTTTGCTGGTAACTGCCGATTCATCTTCACCTGCAACTACAAAAACAAAATCCTTGAGCCCCTCCACTCCCGATGTGCAGTCATTGACTTCTCCATCAAAGGAAAGGAGAAGCAGCAGATTGCAGCACAATTCTTCAAGCGACTTCAAGAAATCTTGGTTGCAGAAGGTGTTGAATCTGATAACAAGGTCCTGGTAGAACTTGTTAATAAGCACTTCCCCGACTGGCGTCGTGTTCTTAATGAGTGTCAGCGTTACTCTGTAAGTGGAAAGATTGATGCTGGTATTCTTGCTACTTTCTCCGATGTTGCCGTAAATGAACTTGTTAAAAACCTTAAGGAAAAGAACTTCCCAGAAGTTCGAAAGTGGGTCGTGTCAAACATGGATAATGACACTACTGTCCTTATGCGTCGTATCTACGATGCTTGTTATAACTCCTTGGAAAACAATAGTGTTCCTGCTGCTGTGCTTGTGCTTGCTAAGTATCAGTATCAGGCGGCATTTGTAGCAGACCAAGAAATAAATATGCTTGCTTGTCTAACTGAACTTATGGTGGAGTGTAACTTCAAATGAAAAACAAAAGTCATCAAGTTAAGTCCAGAATGTATTATTACTTCTGGGGAGTTTGTACAGTTGCCGTAGTTGCTGGACAACTTTATGTCGGTGCTGGGTATCGTGTGATGGCAGAGAGTGTAAATCTTCTCACTCACACTTTGGTTGGAGAACTTGTAGGAGGACCTAATAATGGGACTATTAGTTATTGATAAAACTAAACTGGTAGAACCAAGAGTGAAAACTACTCCTGAGAATGTACAAGAAGCAAATGAGGCACTGTTTCGTGCTAAAATGACTCTACCTGCTGCCGCAAAACATTGTGGTATGACCAAGAAGGAAATGAAAATGACCTTCCTTGAATACTTGAAGTATCACCCTAAAGATTATGAAATCCCTGAAAACACCGTTACGCTACCCAGGCGGTAAGTCCCGTGCTTGCACCAAAATGGATCAATACTTCCCCGACCTGAGGGAGTATGATGAGTTTCGTGAACCATTTCTTGGTGGTGGTAGCGTTGCTATCCATATTACAAAGAAGTATCCTAATCTGAGAATTTGGGTTAATGATTTGTACGAACCTCTGGTTAACTTCTGGCAACAACTCCAGATGTTTGGTCCTGAGATGAGGAATAAGTTACTGGAACTAAAATACAGGCATCCCGAGTCTGTTTCTGCCAAGGTTCTTTTTCTTGAGTCTAAGGAATATCTTTCTCAACCAGTAAGGAAGACTGAACCACTTTGGCGTGCTATTAGTTTTTATATTGTCAATAAATGCTCTTTCAGTGGTTTGACTGAAAGTTCTTCATTTTCTGCCCAGGCATCAGATAATAATTTTTCAATCAAGGGAATTGATAAACTACCAGAATATTCAAAAATTATTGAGAATTGGCGTATAACTAATTACTCCTATGATTACCTACTTGGCGCTGAAGGTAATGCTTTTGTATATCTTGATCCTCCTTATGATATTAAGGATAACCTCTATGGGCGTAAGGGGTCAATGAACAA